ATCCTCTTTTATCGTCACGAATGAATATATCCAAAAATCAAAACGGCGATAGGATTTATACATACACCAATGATAAAGGTGAGATGTTCACGCTAAAAAGAGATCAGGTTTTACACATTGGCGGTATCGGCTTTGACGGCATAAGCGGCTTATCCCCCATCAGCGTTGCAAGGGAGGCCATCGGTCTTGCCAAAGCAACCGAGGTTTACGGCAACAAATTCTTTGCCAACGGTGCAAGACCGGGCGGTGTACTGGAACATCCCGGCACATTAAAGGACCCAAGCAAAGTTCGTGAATCCTGGGAGACTGTTTACAAGGGAGCGCAGAATTCACATAAAATTGCGGTTTTGGAAGAGGGCATGAAATATCACGAAATCGGTATGCCACAAAAGGATGCACAGTTTTTGGAAACAAGGCAGTTTCAGTTAAACGAGATTTGCAGGCTCTTTCGTGTGCCTCCCCATTTAGTAGGCGACCTTACCCGTTCAACCTTTTCAAATATTGAACATCAGAGCATAGATTATGTGGTGCATACCCTGCGTCCCTGGCTGGTGCGGTTAGAGCAGGCAATTAATCTTAATCTGCTAAATGAATATGAACGAAGAGATTATTTCGCAAAGTTCAATGTGGATGGTCTGCTGCGGGGTGATTTTGCAGCACGGATGAGTGGTTATGCTGTAGGCAGGCAAAACGGCTGGTACTCGGCCAATGACATTAGGGAACTTGAAGATATGAATCCGATCCCAGAGGATCAAGGAGGAGATATATATTTGGTAAACGGAAATATGGTAAGCGCAAATAATGCGGGGCAAAATGGAGGTGATGCAGACAATGCGTAAATTTTGGAACTTTAACGAAATGGAAAATGGTGAAAACGTGCTGCGTCTTGACGGTGAAATCGCATCCGAAAGCTGGTGGGGTGACGAGGTAACACCCAAACTGTTTATGAGTGAGTTTGCAAAATGTGATGGAAATATAACGGTGTGGATTAACTCCCCCGGCGGCGATGTGGTGGCGGGTTCACAGATATATACTGCCTTAAAAGAGCACAAGGGACAGGTAACCGTGAAGATTGATGGCATTGCAGCAAGCGCTGCATCAGTAATTGCTATGACCAAAGATCAATTTGACCGGGAAAAGAATTATAGGGTTTCTATTTCTATAATAAAATCACTTTTAAGTAAAGGCATAATTTCTGAAAAGGACTACCGAAAAATTGATACAAAATTAGCACAGAAATATTGTCCCGTTTTCGGCAATTTATGAGCCTGTAAACCTTGATATAATGCCGTTTTTACGCTATACTGTGACATGAAAATCAAGGATTCGAGGTGAGAAAAATGGCAAGAACAATAACGGCAATCCCTCCACGTGAGGATTTGGGTTTTAACCGTAAACGTGTGGCAGCATATGCCAGGGTATCAAGCGGCAAAGATGCAATGCTGCATTCTTTGTCGGCACAGGTCAGCTATTACAGCGGTATGATACAGCGTCGACCCGATTGGGTTTTTGCAGGGGTTTATTCCGATGAAGCTGTAACGGGTACGAAAAGTTCAAGAGCTGAATTCCAACGAATGCTTTCTGATTGTGAGGCTGGTAAGATTGATATGATTATTACCAAATCCATCAGTCGCTTTGCTAGGAATACGGTCACACTTCTTGAAACTGTACGCAGACTGAAGGAAATTAATGTTGACGTTTATTTTGAAGAACAGAATATTCATTCTATCAGTGGGGATGGTGAGCTAATGCTTACTATCCTCGCTTCTTTTGCTCAGGCGGAAAGCCTGTCGGTATCGGAAAACTGCAAATGGCGTATAAGAAATAAGTATAAAAAAGGCATTCCGAACACATTTAGTATTTTGGGTTATGATGTATCAAGAGGGCAGTTAACCGTAAACCAAGCAGAAGCCGAAACGGTAAAAATTATTTTTTCGGATTATTTGAGTGGTCACGGCAGGTTGGCTATCGCAAACAAACTAAATGAACTGGGTCTTAAGACAAAACAGGGTAAGGAATGGGATTCAAGAAAAATACGCGATGTTTTAATCAATGAAAAATATGCAGGAGATTTACTTCTGCAGAAGGTTTATGTTCATGACCATCTTGAAAAGAAAAATGCTGTGAACGATGGAGTTCTACCTCAATATTATATAAGTAATAACCATGAACCGATTATTGACAGGAGAACTTTCGAGGCTGTTCAAATGGAACTTGAACGAAGGTCAAAAATTTATAAGTCAAGTAACAGCTCAGTTTCATATCCGCTCACGGGTAAAATTAAATGCGGGATTTGCGGTAAAAACTATCGCCACAAAATCAATAACGCAGGAACAAAATATGCTAATCCTGTTTGGATTTGCTCCACTTACAACACAAGGGGCAAAAAACATTGTCCATCAAAGCAGATTCCCGTAAATATTCTTGAAGAGATAATTAGAAAATTCGATAATGAACCTATAGAGATTACAGCATATCCGAAAAATAGGCTTAAATTTGTTTTTAGAGATAACACGGAACACGAAACTGTATGGCGGGATAAAAGCCGTAAGTGGACAGACGAAATGAAAGAAAAAAATTATCATAACTTACGAAAGGGGCAGAAAACATGAGCACTGCAAGGAAAATGACGGTAATACCTGCAATACCGAAAATTGCGGTACATAATAATTCTTCCGTGCAGAAAAAACGTGTGGCAGCCTATGCCCGTGTTTCAACGGATACAGAGGAACAACTTTCAAGTTACGAGGCACAGGTGAACCATTATACAAATTATATAAAAAATAATGATTCTTGGATTTTTGCAGGGGTTTACACAGATGAAGGTATTTCAGCAACCAACACCAAACGCCGTGAGGGGTTTAAAAGGATGATAAACGATGCCCTAAGCGGTGAAATCGACCTAATAATCACAAAGTCTGTATCAAGGTTTGCAAGAAACACCGTAGACACCTTAACTACTGTCCGTAAGCTTAAGGAAAAGGGCGTTGAGGTGTACTTTGAGAAAGAAAGTATTTACACCTTAGACAGCAAGGGCGAGCTTTTGATTACTATAATGTCTAGTCTTGCACAGGAAGAAAGCCGTTCTATTAGCGAAAACGTTACTTGGGGCCAAAGAAAACGGTTTGCAGACGGTAAAATTAACTTGCCCTACAAAAACTTTCTTGGATATAAAAAAGGTGATAACGGACTTCCCGAAATTATTGAAAGCGAAGCAAAAATTGTGAGAATGATTTATAAGATGTTTTTGGAAGGTAAAACACCATCGTTTATTGCAAAGCATCTGACTGAGCAACAAATTCCAACGCCTGCAGGTAAAAAAGTTTGGCAGTCAAGCACTGTAGAGAGTATCCTTACAAACGAAAAGTACAAAGGCTCGGCACTACTGCAAAAAACCTTTACCGTGGATTTTCTGACAAAAAAGAAAAAGGTCAACGAGGGTGAAGTTCAGCAATATTACATTGAAGAAAGCCACCCTGCCATTATACCTCCTGAAACATTTGATTTAGTTCAAATAGAATTTCAAAAACGCAAAGGTATTAGGAAAAGCACTGCCGGTGTATTTGCAAGTAAGATTATATGCGGAGAATGCGGTGGCTTCTACGGCAGTAAGGTATGGCACTCCAACAGCAAGTACCGAAGGGTTATATGGCAGTGCAACAGAAAGTTTAAAAACAAGGAAAAATGCTCCACTCCCCATTTCACCGAAGAACAGCTGAAATGGATATTTGTTGATGTTTTTAATTCAACCATAGATAACCGGAAGGAAATAATTACAACGGTCAATGAACTGATCAGTGCCCTTGCCGATACAAGCAGCATTAATAAACAGATAGAAAAGCAGCAAGCAAAAGTTACATCTGCCGCAGAAAAGATAAAAATATGCGTCGACGAAAACCGAAGGTATGCTTTAAATCAGGAAGAATATGAAAGGCGTTATCAGCAGGCGGCAGATAAGTACAAGGATGAAGACGCAAAGCTTACGGAACTCGAAAAAATGCGAACAATGCAGATTTTCAAGCAAAAGGAAACACAGAAACTGCTTGATACCTTAAACGAGAACAATGCCCTTATATCCGAATTTGATGAAAGCCTGTTTTACAGCTTGGTGGATGTCATAACCGTGGAATCCGATAAGGAAATGGTTTTCAAGTTTAAAGACGGCTCGGAAATACAATGGAATATAAATAAGATAGCTAATACCCACGGTAATGTTTGAATACATACTGTGGGTATTTTTTTGTGCAGTCTTTAGCCAAACTTTAGTTGGTGCGATAATGGACAAATTTGGAAAGGTGTGATATAATAATGTTAATTATAGCTTTTAATAATAAAAGCTATCAGACTGTAGACAAATGAGGTATCGAAAATGTGATTTTTTGATACCTCATTAATTTTTCTATGAAATTCAATGTTTTTGAAAATGAGTGTAGCAAAATGGACGGTAGCAACCCATTCTTCTTTTTCCATTTTGCCAGTTTCTTTAAATTCATGCACGCAAAAGTGAGCATGACCTGCATTTTAACCTTAGCCATGCCTCTGAATTGCGTATATCTCATAAAATGCTTTTCTTTTGCATCAGCAAAAATTCGCTCTATTGTCTGAGAACGCAAAGCATATATTTCTTTGCCTTTTGGGGAATGTCTCACATCTTCTGCAAGTTCCATGTAGTCATCCCAAACGTGCATTGTTACTACTTTTACAAAATCCTTGCTTTCTGTGCATTTATATCTTGATGGGCAATCTTTGCATTGATAAGCCTTGCTTTTGTATTCCCTATAGCCATCTCTGTTTGTGGTTGAATAACTTAATACCTGATTTTCCGGACATATTATACAATCATAGAATTCATCGTACACATATTCGTATTTTTTGAAAAATCCTTTTTTGGTCATTGGGCGTTTGTATGGGGTAGTTGCTAATCTATTGCTATCAAATATCTGCTTCATTATCCAAGGTGTTTTGTATCCGCTATCTATTGCTACCATTTCAATTTCAGGAAACTTGGTTAATACATTTTTATATAATCCGTCAAACATAACGCTATCGTGTACATTCCCGGCAGATATATCAACATCTAATATGAAATTATGCTTATCGCAGGCAGTATGTGCTGTGTATGCAAATTCGACCTTGTGTTCTCCCTTGTGGAATAATCCACAATCAGGATCCGTAGTGCTTTTCTTGATGTTTTTAGTTGGTGGTTCTTCATCATCTTTGTTTTTAAGTGGCTTTTTGCCATGATTTTCTCTATCTTTTTCAATTTCAGCCATAAGTTCATTATGGTAATGTTTTGCTTCAACTTTTATTACTTCATTAACTGCCTTTTTCTTGTTTGCACTTGCTTTGATATGTGTCGCATCAATAAATACTGCAGACGCATCGACAAATTTACATTTAACAGCTTCAAACAGTATGTGTTCAAATATTTTTTCAAAAATATCAGTTCCTGCAAACCTACGAACATAATTCTTGCCAAAGGTTGAAAAGTGTGGGATTTTATCCGTCATGCCATAACCTAAAAACCAGCGATACGCCATATTAACTTCAATTTCTTTGATTGTTTGCCTCATAGAACGGATGCCAAATGTATATTGAATGAGAACAATTTTAAACAACACAACGGGATCAATGCTTGGTCTGCCTGTGTCAGCAGAATACATATCCTTTACTTCATCATAAATGAAATCAAAATTAATTGCTCTATCAATATCCCGTAAAATATGCTCTTTGGGAACTAAATCTTCAATACTTATTATTTGAATTTCTTTTCTGTTTTCAGACTGATATTTGTTAAGCAAGTCAATCACCAACCCCTAAGATTTCTTACCTATATTATATCAAAAAAGTGGCAAGAATACCAGCTTTTAGCCGTTATTTTTGCCACTTTGTCTACAGTCTGAGAGGACCTGCAATGTGCAGGTCCTCTATTTTTAGGCTTAATCAACTTTAAATTTGGAGCTGTCTAGCGGATTCGAACCGCCGACCTCTTCCTTACCAAGGAAGTGCTCTGCCTGCTGAGCTAAGACAGCAAAACCATAACAAATGATATTATAAATGATAATTGAGGTTTTGTCAACATTTTTTACCCAAATATTGCGCAAAACTTGTTTAAAGAGTTTTGTCATTGCACTATGTTTTGATACAAAGTGCTATCACTTACATCTATTTACTGTGTTTTAGTATAAGAGTAACTTTCATAATAAAAAATTATAATCAAAACCACACTTTTGCAACGGGTGGTT